ATGATCACATCATCCATAGCTCTTCCCATTGCCATAGCAGCGGCTTGAGCATAAGATGAAGTTGGATCGATTAAGAGTCTTACTTTGTCTTGTTGATCGATTAGATCAGCAAATTCATAATCCGCAAGAGATACTCTACGTCTAGCGTGAGGTGTATCTATTTGTGGAGTGTCTGAATGTCTGCTAGTTTTTTCAACAGCAGTTACTGAGCCAACTTGATCGAAGAAAGCATTTTTTCCTACAACGCTTTCTAATCTGACTTTGTCTCTTAATAACGATCCCATTTGTTGAGATAGCATTTGTATGTTAGCAGAATACTGCTGTACAAAAGCTGTAGTTATATTTGTCGACATGATTGTCTCTCCATATTATTGTTAAGTTAAAATAATCAGAAAGGTTCTCCACTAAAAATAGTAGGCATCTCTTGCATTTAAAGTCTGTTAGACTAGAGTCTATTCCTTCTTGCCAGTAAGGTTCTTGCGAATTGTCTTACCTTTAATCCATTTATAATAGTTTTCACAGATTAGCAAGGGGTTTTCTTTCTGATATGTAGACCCTGATTCAACGACTATTCTTAATATTTCAAGTTTTATCTCTTCATTATTAAGATGATTATTATCACTTGGCATTTAACATTTCTCTTAATGTGTAGACTTGTTGTACCATTTTATCATGATCTGGATGACCTTTATTCCAATAAGGTCCTTGTCTATCATTAACAATAGAAGATATTTCTTCTTCAATGTTATTAACTGATTGTGCATTTTCGCTTTCTGTTGCAACAATTTTATCTTCTTGCATCATACCTGCTATCTTTGCAAAACCTTTTATGATCTCTGGATGATCTCCAAGTCTTGTACCATTTGATAAAGTCATATCTAAAACTTCTGGATTAATATTAGCTTTTGCTAATGCACCAGCTTGTTTTACCTTACCCTCAAAGTCTCTACCCCACTCTTGTCTTAACTGTTGTTCAGCTTGAACTTGAGCAGTTTCAGTATCAATCTTTGATTGTTGAGCTGTACCTTCCATATTATTTTTATAAAACTCTAAGATACCTTGAGCTTGTTTATTATTTAAACCTAGCTTATGCGATTGTTCTGCAAAAGATTTAATTGCAGTTTCATCTAAGTTTACGACTTCAGATTTAGCATCTAAAGTATATTTATCAGCAGACTCTGGTCTACCCAATTTTGCATAAACTTCATCCCAATGTTCTTCTGTAGAATTATTAGTTGGGATAACAACTTTATCTTGACCAATCATTTTTGTAGCATTGATATAAGATTTTGCTAACGCATCTATCTCTGTAAACTTTTCAATGTTAGGATCGTTTCTATATGCTTCACTTATAGAATCTTTCCAAGATGATGTTGTTATAGTTGTTGTTGTACTAACTTCTGGTTTTGTTTCAGTAGTTGGTTGTGTTGTTGGTGTTACTGTTTCTGTAGTCGTTTGTTCTACAGGCACAGTTTCCTGTGTTATCTGTTCGCTTGACATAGTTATTTTCCTTTTTCATTTTCTTTTTGGAGCATTGATTTAATAAATAGAAGTACACTCCTTTGACCTTCCATATATGCACTTTCATGGCTATCACCTTTTACATTAGTGGTAGAATGATAATGACATCTTTTTTCAAGATCGACCAAGACTTCTTTGCCTTCGTCTGTATTGAATATGTATTTATAATTTGTTTTTAATCTGTTAATTATTTTTTCTAATTGTTTGTTTTCTTCCATACTATTCCACTTCAGCATTTGCTACAGCTCTTGCTTCGTCTGGCAATGCTTTTGCTAGTGGTGCTATATCTCCTCCTGCTTTCGCAGCTTGTTGTAGTTGTTGCATTTGTTGCATTTGTTCTTGTTGTTGTGCTGCTTGTTGTCTTTCTGAGTTTACTTGACTTTGTGATTTTAATAATTTTTGTGGCATACCAACTATGTCTGCCAAGTGTTTAACTAAATTATCAAAATTAACATAATCAAATACTGGTGCTACATTTGCAAGTGAACCTAATATTTCTATTGCTCTCATAATAGATTGTAGCTCTGTAGATTTTTGTGCTTTAGCAAGAGGTGAAACATATTCTATTTCTATATCTCTACCTGATAAAAACTCTGGAGCTTGTGGTAACATATTGTTTCTGAGTAGTATTGCAAACACTCTATCAATTAATGGTTTTAATAATTCTGATTGTAGTCTACCTAATACTGGACCCAATAATCTCATCTTCTCTTCGTTTCTTTGGATAACTTCTGTTGCGGTCATTTGTGGACCTTGTTGTAATTGAAGTTGATTAACATAGAACACAGCTCTAATTGCATCTCTTCTTTGCTCTTCCATATTTAAACCTAGTGGATTGTTTGCACCAATGTTTAAAGGTTCAATTCTATCTCTTGTACCTGATCTATAAAAATTTAATCCACCTGGTACAGTTCTAACTGGTAATAAGAAACCATCATCAGGAACTAATAGTGGTGGGTCAACTTGTTTCTGTGCAGCTTTAATTGTAGTCTTACACATTTCATTTAACATCTTAACATCAGGCAATGCTGTCATTGCAGGTGATCTTCCATAAATTTCATTAGATGCTTTTAAATATCTTGGTACTACAAATGGAAACTCTCTAAATCCAGATACAGATAATTCATTACCATTTTTAAATTCAATATACACAGATTCAAATGGCATATTCTTTTTATCTTTTTTGTTAGGATTAAAATCTGATCTTGGATAAACTGCGTGTAATATTTCTACTTCCTTGTAAGGATCTTTTTTAAATGCAGATTGTACATCACTAGATACTGCTTCACCAAACTTTTGCATTGCAGCTCTAGCTGATATATTAAATCTTCTATAGATAGTATCTATTCTACCTTTGTCATTCTCTGCAATAAATACTTCGTTGATATGTCTTGTTGAAAATTTAATAATATCTTCATCATCTTCTTCGATAAACATTGCAGCAGTACCAAATGTAATTAGGTCATGATACAATTCAAATATTTCTTGTTGAAAATTTGATCTATTAAATGCTGTGTACATTGCTTCAGTTGCAGACTCTAACCAAATTTTTGCTTCATCTTCATTATCAATATCTTCATCTTTGAATCTTAAAGTAAACCAAGGTGTAGATGGATTGGTCATCATGCCATGTAATGATGCTGATAATAATTCTACTGCTTGTATAGGTGATGAGTCAAAGACTTGTTCCATTCTTTTATCACCTCTAGCTCTTTGTTTAGTAACATCAGCTTTTCTTGGTTGCATATAATCTGCAACTTCTTGCCAATGCGTTTCCCAGTTTTGTCTTTGACCTTCTAGTTTTTCGTACCTAGATAGTAATCCTTTAGTTAAATCTGTTCTTGCCATTATGATCCTAATAAACTTTTCTTACCTAATGTTAATGTTTCATCTTGTACACCTTTAGAGCTTGTCATAATTGTAGTTGATCTTCCTCTAGCTTTAGTCTTTCTTGCATCATAACCATCCATACTTGTTGCTGTACTTTGAGATACTTCTGGTGCAGTTGGAGTTGGAGCAGGTGGAGTTGGTGGCGGTGATGGTCTAAATACTGATCCCATATTAATCTCCAAATGTTAATGATGAAGTTGTTTCTGATTTTGTTTCTTTTGTTTCAGATTTAACTTCTGGTTTTTTAACTTCATTCTCAAAAGTTTTATCTTCTGCTAATATTAAAACTTCTTCTATCTTTTTAGGTTTTGCCTTTGCTTTTGCTTTTGATTTCTTTTTAAATATCTTTTTAATTTTTTCTAACATTATGATCCTAATAAAGTTTTCTTTTCTGTTTCTGCTTCTTGCTCAACCCCTAATGGTCCAGTTAAAATTGTAGACTTACGACCTCTTCTTTTTCTTTCTACTTCTGCCTGTTCTGCTGCAATCCTATCTTTTTCCTCTTGCGAGAGTTCTGCCGAAGGCGGTTCTGGCAAAGGTTGAACTGGTGGCAGCGGTGGCATACTTGGTTTTAGAAATCCCATAATTATATAATCCTGTATTCATTATCTGCTACACTTTGTGGAGCAGTTTGTCTATCATTAATTTCCTGTAGTCCTACACTTAAATACCTCATTGCATCACAAGCGTGTGAACTCCAATCATGAACAGGCTTTGATCTAAACATTCTGTTTTTATCAATATACTTCCTGTGGTAATGTCTTAACGCATCTATCAACTTTTTGCAATGGTCAGTATCAATCCAACATCTAGGCAGGGTCATGGTGGTTGCGTGTATGCCATCCTCTAGTGGTATTTTTGGTACGACCTTGAACCTAATTCCTAATTGGTAGGCGACCTCTCTCCTGGTCTTGCCATTACCAAAGTCGGTAACTTCAATGTCATGTGGTGCAAAATGATCTTTGTAAACATAATCTTTTTCTTTAATCACTTGTACATAATAAGGTAAACCTTGACCTCTCTCTTCATGGTAATCTATTATATTAACACTCTTGCCTAACTGCTGATAAAATATAATAGCACTATGGTCGGAGACCCCAAGATCCCATGCGGTAGATACTGGGAGTGATGGGTCGTAGGGAACTCTAGTTAATTGTTTTTGATCTTCCATCTTACCAAGCACATCTGAATATACTGCACCTTCTATGTTTGCTATCCAATCACATTCAAACTCTTGCTGGAACTTCTTATCACCCATTACTTCTTTTGCCTTGACTAGCTCTTCTTCATCTACAATTTTTGTCTCACTAGCTTTTGCCTTGTAGTTAAACCAATCACTAG